GGAGAGAACAATGCCAGCAAACTTTCGTATGGTAGCAATTATCTTGGCACCGGTAGCGGCAACATCGTATTAGAGATGAGCGGCCAGGCTGGCGAGGCAGGAGAGAAGTTCTTAGAAGCACTCTCGGAACTCAAAAAACATGGCGGCGACTACGAAAAGATGTCGAAGAAAGAAAAACAGCAAGTACTAAAAACACTTGACCGAGTTATCCGAACAGGGGCACCGCTGGTACTACCAAGGGCGGCGGGCATACCAATGCGTGGAGCGTTTAAGGCTTATGACAACACCACGGCTGCAATGAATGATTCAAAGAAAATGAGTTTCTACGAAGGTGGCAAGCGTATTGCAAAGTCAGAGAACGTCAAGCTGAGTGATGTCGGAGTGGATGCATTCGACATGGCACAAGATTTGTTTGTCCCTGGCACACCGAACGAGTTAGATAGGATTAAGCAATCGAAGGTAGAAGAATACGCACGCAAGAAAGCATTGATACCGCGCGTGGTACCGAAGAACAAACAGGCTTATACTTATCCTGGTGGCAAGACAAGGAAGACGAAATGAGCAAAGGTGCAACAAATGGCAAAGTCACAGAGCAAAAAGAAGTCCGAGAAGAAGATGCCCAAGAGCGAGAAAGTGATGGCGCAGCCGTTCGGAGCGATGCCGATGAACAAAAGACGTTCGAAGTCGAAAAGCTGTTAATGGGTGACCGGATATTCATCCGGATACAAGACAGAGTCTACCCTGCTACGGTCACCAGCGATGGTGCTAAAGACAAGCAGATCGAATTAGTGTATTTTGATGGTAGCAGTGGTCGCACCGCAGCGGTAAAAAAGTGCGAGTACGGCAGGAAAAACTCGAACTGGTGGCACGACTCTAAGGAGTTGTTAGCCGCAATTGAGTTCGAAAGACAGTGTTACAAAGCAGGACTCCCAGTCTAAGCGTGAGCCTAAAGAGGTCACGCTCGCTAAGCGTGAGCAGCGCAAGCTAAGAGACGAGTGCGCCAAGAAGCGATTCGAGCTGTATACCCGATGTGAGAGTGAGCCTGAGTTCCGGGCCGCTGTCATAAATATGTGCTCGGGCAAACCATTCGAAGGTGAATCGGAAGTAGAAGCAGCCATCCGAGGGTGTCTCTTCTACTTCTATTATTTTGCGTGGACATACGATCCGCGCCTCAAACCGGAAGACCAGTATCAGGTCATGGTGCTCTATGAGTACCAGGTCAAGATCGTCCGCCATGTCATAACCCAAACAGAAGGCACCATTGATGGTGTGGACCGGTATGACGGACTTTTTGAGAAGTCGCGGGATATGGGACTGTCATGGCTCATCTATCACATAGCTATATGGTACATGCTGTTTCGGAATGGCAATATCCTGGTCGGCTGCAACACGGTTGGCGACTTAGAAAAGATCGGTGACCTTTCCACGCCGTTTGAAAAAATGCGCTCTCAGATGCGCCAGCTCCACAAGCTGACACCTTGGATGTTACCACTCGGCTTCAACATCGAGAAAGACATGCCAGAGCTCCTTATCCGGTGCGGTGAAGGTAAGCAGATCGTAGGCAAGCCATCTACCCCGAACTTCGGACGAGGTCCTCGTGTGACCTTCGCGATCCTCGACGAGTACCAGTCTTGGGAGAACGCGTATCCCGCATTTACCTCGTCAACGGAAACGACGAATTGTCGCTGGATTATTGGTACGCCTTTGGGTCCACACAATCACTATGCGCGACTTGCTCGCAAAGAAGCGGATGAGGTAGTCGACGTGTATCGCGTCCACTGGTCAGACCATCCAATTAAAGGAGCCGGAGCCGTCCGAGACGAGAAAGGTGGTTACTGGAGTCCTTGGTATCAGATGAAGATAGCAAAGATGTCCCCCGAGCAGGTCGCATCCGAACTTGACATCAAATACGATACCAGCACAAGAGCACGTGTATTTACTGAGTTTACAGACTTGCACAAGGCTAAGAATCTCAGACCGTTCGAAGGAACTCGTATCCTTCGTATCTGGGACCCTGGTAAAACCTTTTGCGTGTTGTTCCTGCAGATTGACCGCTGGCACAGGTGCCTAGTTCTGCGTGAAGAGATATTCGAAGATGCAGAAATCCACAACGTGGCGGAGGAAATTCAGCAAATTTCCGCAGAGTGCTATCCGGACTTTCAGTTCGATGATTGTGGTGACCCTGCCGGCGCATCCCGTGTATCGTCAGCACAGGAAGCACCAGAATACACAATCCTCAACGAGTACGACATTTTTGTGGATTACTTCTACATCCAGGAGATGCAACCGCGATTAAGAGTCAAAGCACGGCTCCAAGCCATTCACAACAAGCTTAGAGAGCTAAGCACGTTTCAAGATCGAAAAGATGGAACTATTCAGCCTGGCGCAGCTTTCCTTGTTGATGAAGACAGGTGCCCAAAGTTGGTGGAAGCGTTATCGGAGAAGTATCGCTGGAAGATTGATAAGGCAACGAAGAAGCCGTTGGACATAATAGACGAAGTCCACCCTTACGAAGACGTAGTGGATTGCCTGGGCTATGGACTTTTGTATAAATTTGGAGTTAGTGGCACGGGTGGTACTACCCAGAATAAAGTAACTGTCGAAAAAGGTTCTGTCTCCTGGAAGCGCAGCGGTGTAATGCGGAGGAGTTCATAATGTATTACACCGAAATCGAGTATGTGCAGACCCCAACGCCATCGCTTTCATCTGAGCCGATGCACAAGATGGCGGAGGATCTCAGAGAAGAGTTTGATTACTGGAAGGAAGCCCGCCAGGATTTAGAGTCTCAGGTCTGGCCAGCGTGTGATGATGCGTTTCACTGCGTCAAGGAATTGCCTGAAGCGGAGGGAATGGACTGGGCAGACAACTCCGACCGGGGTGAGACTGATGTCAGGGATGGTGTCATTAGTTTGGCAGAGTCCATAACATTGGCTCTGATTCCTCGGGATGAAACGGCGTTTCAAGTCGTCTCGACGAAAGCCTTGGACCAAGGCAGGATGAATGATGGGCGTGACCTATTAGCTGCGGCCGCCAGACGAATAGACTTTCGCGGAACGTACGAGAAGCACGTTCAGCAGACGTTGGTGAGGGGCACCTCTGCGCTTTGGTTCACATGGGAAAAAACTAAAGTTCTTCGGACCTACTCCGAGTCTGAGACGTTGGCGAAGCTTCTTGAACTGGATCCCGAGATGCCAATTCCGGATTCAAAGACATTGCGTTCAATCAGGTTCAAAGAGCCAGGGCTTAACCGTCCGAACATCAAAGTCATCGATATGACAAATCTTGTTCTGGATCCTAACTCTGATTTGACGGACGACTCAGATCTGCCGATGGCGATAGTTACCTTCAAAACCGTCGAGGAATTGAAGAACGCTAAGGATCCATACGGCGAACCTCTCTATGACCAAGAAGTACTTAAAGACATTGAGCCGATGAATCTCGGTGAGATTAGAGACTTGGCCAGTTTGCGTTTTTCTGCGTTAGAACTAACAGGTCTCAACCCAGAGGCAGGTAAGGCAAATCACAGAGTAAAGCTAGTTCCAGTCATAGTCTTCCATCGGCAGGTGCGAAGCTTTGAGGATATGTGCTGGGTGGATTGCTATTTCTACCTCGCATTGTCTCGCACGGACGCAAAACAAAGGATCATTCGCATTCAACAAAACCCGAACCCCAACGGGGGAAGATGCATTTTCATCGATACATATAAGGATTGGATTGCAGGTACCCCGTACGGTACAGGCATAGTTGAGCACAGCCTACAAGCCTACATGCAGAAAAACGTGATGTCGGCTCTAACACTCAACGCAAAACTAGCGACAGTCTTTCCCGCAGTTAACGTAATTGGTGGTCTACTGCAAGAAGATCGGCGAATCAAACTGGGTCCGGGTTCAGTGAACATAGTCGCGCGGTCCCAGTTTGGAACAAATATCATTGCACCAATTCCGACACCACAGGGTGGCGTGCAAATAGGTATGCAAGACCAGCAGTGGCAGGGGCAGAAAATCCTGGCACAGATGGGGGCTTACGGATCCATTCTTCAAGATCCCACAAAGTCAGTAACGCAAGCCAAGACCGCTACACAAATCAATACCGAAACCACCAGCGGTAGTGTCACTCGAGATAACTTACTTGAGCGAATGACTATCCGCACGCTGGAACCATTGCTCAATACGATGTTCCAGGCTATGCAAGAAAACTTCAGAGCCGAAGACATGGTTTTCGAGAAGATGGAGTCAGCTGGACCGGGACTAGGGCAAGCTGACGCAGAGGCTTTTAAGGATCCGAGCCAGCGCATTATAGTGACTGGCTTCCACGGCATGATGAACAAGAGCCGCGAAATCGAAGAGCTCCGCGAAGCTCTAACGACTATGACTCAAGGCACACTGTTAGAGCAAATGCCGCAACTAATGCCCGTTGTTATCGATACAACACTGAAACTGCTCGGCAGATTAGGTATCAAGAATTTGGAGAAGTACAAGCAAGACCCCGCCGAAATTCTTCTCAGTACTCCAGTTGGACAGAAGGCTCTACAGGACGCTTTTCAAGCAGGAGTAAATCAAGTGTTGGCACAAATGCAAGGAGATCCGAATGCGCAACCTTCGCTCGTTCCGCAAGACGAACAAGGACCAGGAGCCCCGCCCGCTTACGTCGGCGGAGCGACAGGACAGGAAGCTCCAGCGGGCATGCTACCGGCTGGTTAAGTCTCCACACTGGGAAGACCTCAGAGAGTTGGCTGAAGAGTTTGCCACCGCAAATAGTGCTCCACCGCCTATGGTGGCAGGGCTATTGTGTGGCTATTTTGTCGGCTGCATAATCAAAGACGGACTTGGGCAGTTTCTTGCATGGATTGAAAGAACTGCGTTGGCACCCGAATCAGAAGAGGAAGAGAATCAATGACATTACAGGCCGAAGACTTAATCGATGAACAAGCTACTGCCTCTGATGGTGCCACCGAGACTGGCGCGCAGGTGGCTCCGTTCGATCCTCAAGAGTTTTCGAGACAGATTCTTTCCCAAGTGCAGAGCACCGTACGTAATGCATTGCCACGGCAAGAACAGTCCCAACAAAGAAGTGCAATGGAGTCAGTCATTGCAGGGATGCTTGCTAAGGGATATGAACCACAGGCAGTGCAGCAACTAGTGCAACTGCACGCTGCAAGCGAGCAAGATAAAGCAGCAAAAAAACAAGCGGAGGACCTGAATAGGTTTGTCGCAGAATACGAAGGCAAATGCTGGGAAATGGCTGATGATGCTTTGTCAGCATATGAAGGAGTTTTGCCTGCCTTGAAGGATGATGACATTCGGGCAGCGATCCTTAATAAGACTTCCAAGATTTTCACCGAAGACAAAGAATTTGCCCCTCAGCGCGAGCGAGGCGGTCAAGGGCTACTCCCGACAAAGGATAGCATCAAGAGAGCAGTGGCAAAAGCAGTAAAGGATTACAGCGAGAAGAACGGTATTGCACATAAACCAATGCCATCGCTGGATCTAAGAAGTTCTAAACCGGACCCGGTAAGCACCAAATCTGATGACCCGTTCGAGGGCTTGTCGGAGGCGGAACGCAAGTATGCGTTATCGATCCGTTCACACCTGAAGTTAAGCAACTCCGAGGCAGCGAAACGCGCTCGGGGTTTCAACAAGTCATAAAGGAGATGCACGATGGCAGGTTTTTCATGGGTTAGAAGCTTAAATGGAACCAGAGACGTTCGTCGGACTGACGAGCTTATCGCAGCTGCCTCTACGACTTTTGTCAAAGGCGACGCGCTAAAGTTTACCAACGGCAAGCTTGCGTTGGCAGGAACAACTGATACTGTCGAGTACATCGCGGATCAGACACTAACAACTTCTTCGGCGACCGAAGACTATCTTGATGTCATCAAGGTTGACGGCGGACTCTTCGAAGTAGCCTTCACTCCATTGATTAGCGACGGAGCTTGCAGCAGTGGTTCAACTACAACCGCGCTGACAGCTCTAACTGATGGCACTACCTCTGACCTTGTCGGCGGTTTAGTGTACTGCAAAGAACTTGATGAGACCAGGATCATCACAGCAAACACTTACAGCTCGAACGTAGTAACGATCACTGTTGGAAAGGCTTTCTCAAGAGCAATCACTTCCAGCGATACCGTCCGAGTTGTTCCTTTCGGTTACGGAAACAAAGCCGTCAGATTGTCTGGAGAGGACGGCATCTCTACCACTATTGCTGGTGCAACTGGTGGAAAACTCGCAATCTACAAGGTCGACATGAAGAAGAAGACTGCGCAAGTTTTCTTCGTATCGTAAGAAAATATTCACTGCAATGGTGGCACATGCGGTGAGCACTCTAAAAAGGGAGCTTAAGACATGGCCACTACTACGCAATCATATGGATTTCCCGTAGGTCTAAAGAAGGACCTGGACGAAGTCTTTGACGTGCACTTCAATGACCAAGGCGACCAGTACAAGGACGTCTTCAAAGTCGACGACATGGATGACGCGTACGAAGACGACGTACAAATCCAGATGCCAGACGAAATTTCGGAAGCGTCAGAAGGCGGCATGTATCCGCGAGTGGAAATTGAAAACGTACGCTCAAAGCGGTACCTAGCTTCGACCCACAAAGCAGAAATCAAAATCACTCAAGAGGCTCTTGAGGACCTCAAGTACAAGAAGATGTTTGACGCAGCTGAAGGTTTGGCGATTGCGATGCACCGCACAGTCGAGCGCAAGGGCGCAAGTTTCTTCTATCTCGGATTCAGCTCCGAGCAGTCTCCTGATGGCGTAAGTGTGTTCAATGACACACACACGCTGTCAAATGCGCTACCTGGTGCGAAGTTTAGTTCTGGTGACAACAAAGGCACAGGTGCTCTTAATGCGACGAACCTAAAAGCAGGCCGCACGCAAATGAAGCGCACACCAGACGAGCACGGCTCACCAGCACCGTACTACCCTGACCAACTCATCGTCACACCAGACCTTGAATGGACAGGTTTGCAGTTGGTGCAGAGCATTCAAGAGCCTGGTACTGCAAACAATGACAAGAACGTCGCTGCTCGCGGTCTCAAACTCGTAGTTCTCGACTATCTGATGGAAGCCCCGAGCAACGACACCACAATGTGGTTCTTGCGCGACAGCAAGATGGCAAAGAACAAATTCAGATGGCGTCTCAGACCAGAGAAGGAAGTCGTTCGCGAAGAAGCAACTGGCGACTATCTCTATCGTGTCAGATTCCGTATCGTTCGCGGCTGCTCCGATTGGCGTGGTCTCTACGGTTCCACTGGCGCTTCGTAAGCTAGGAGGACATAACCATGGCTCACGGAGATACAAACTTCACAAACATTGTTTGCAGCGGAACCATCACGGTTACTGGAGCGCAAACATTCACAGGTGCGACCAGTCTAGCAAGCACACTGGCGGTCACAGGTGCAGTTACCTTGTCATCGACGCTGGCAGTGACTGGGGCTGTGACGATGGCAAGCACTCTAGCAGTAACCGGAAACGGAACTGTTGGTGGTACGCTCGGAGTGACAGGAAACGCAACTTTGGGCGGTACCCTGGCAGTAACGGGTGCGGTCACGCTGACAGTACCTCTTACTGCAGCAAACATAAACAAATCTGCGAAGCGGCAAGTTTTCCTATTCCGTCCTAATAATGGGGGAACAATCGCCGACGGTACCACGTACGCAGGGTTTATAAATCCAGGTCGTGCTGGCACAGTTACTGGGGTTTCGGTTATCGCTGGAACACCTCCAGTTGGGGGCACCAATACTGTCAAGGTTCTCAGAGGCTCAAGCGCTGGAAATACGATGTTGTCTGCAGCATCTTACGATCCAACTGGTTTGACAGCAAACCAGGCAGCGGCAATGACGCTCACAGCAACAGGTGCTGACTTGGCGGTTGCGGCAAGTGGGGCTAATAGTGGAATCTACGTCGAGTGGGTAGCAGGCACGCAATCCACTGATGGCGTTAATGCTTGTATCGCTGTGGAATTTGAACCCACCGACTTCTAAACGGAGGTCGCTGTGGCAAACTCATCCTACCTCGATACTGTAAACCGCATCTTGTATCACGCAGGGCAGTCTCCGATTGCCGATGCAAGCACGTTTAACACAAACTCAAGTCTGGAGAAAGTCCAACTCCAGACTAAGTTGTTTGTTGACAAGGTTAATCGGCGATTACTTCGACGCCACCGTATGCGGTTCGCCAAACGACAGTTTTCATTAAGCCTGACGAGTGCTTCTAATGCGTACTCACTCACCAGTGGTGCGATCACGATTACTGTCGAACAGATTGTTGAAGATTCGATGTTCATCACAACGGCAGGTTATGCCGGACAACTGCATCACTTGGATTACTACAAGTGGCGTCAAATGTTTCCCGAAGGCGAGACAACACAAGGTGTGCCAAGTCGTTGGATTGATTTGCCCCCTGAAGGAAATGCCTACGACAAGATTGCATTCAGCGCACCGCCGAGCGCGAACATGACATGCATCTTTGATTACTATCAGGATCCAGTAGTGCTTTCGACTGCTACGGATCTCATTCAGTGGCCGTCGAAATTTGAGGATGTCATCTGGGATTACGGACAGCTTCTCGTGGAAATTGTTCTTTCGGAAGGTAAGGCTGGCGACATTCAATCGTTAATGGCTGACATCGATTCGGAGATCCGGCAACTGAACAATGGTGCGATCGAAAACCCACCGAAGGTTGACATCGGGCTTTCTATGGATGGACTCTACCGACGGCCGCGAAGGAGATAGCCATGCGTAAGTGGATTACATGGTTCCTGGCAGTATGGTTGAGCGTTCTGCCAGCGGTCGCGCAACAGGCACCAGCACCACCGCAGCCACCGGCCGCGATGACGGAGATGGCGCAAAAAGGCGTCTCTCTCAAGCCCGATGTTTTAACTCCAAGTCGTGGGCTCTATTCAAATACCACAGACCTCTTGCGCGACAAAGACAGTGCAAAGATTCTGAACAACTTGCAACAACTCCAGCGGGGAATCTGGACAAGCAGAGGAATAGGGTACACCAAAGAACGAGCCGGCAGTTTCAATAGTGGTGCCACGTTCTTGGAATTTGCGCAGCATACGACAAGTGCTGGCGTTAATCGCTTGTGGTTTCAGGTTGGATCGAAGGCGTATAGCTATGACTTGTCATCACATACCGAGACTGAAATTAAGAGTGGGCTGAACACGACCAACATCCCGTGTATCAGGTCATACAACCCAAGCAACATGATTTACACCAACGGAGATATTAATCCGTTGAAGTGGGATGGGAATCCGGCAAGCTCTATGAGCAACTTGTCAGGCTGGCCTGCGACGATAGCGTCAGTGACATATGAGAAGCCAAAGTATTGTGAGGTGTTCGCGAACCGCGCAGTCTTTGCAGGATTCGACGCAAAGCCTTTTAATATTGTCGTATCAAACCAGGGCGACCCAACCAGCTACACAGTCTCGGGTGCAGCTACAGACGCTGGTGCGTTCGAAGTGCCATCTCAACTTGGCAAAATAACGGGGATGAGAGCTCTACGACTCTCTAACGATAACAACGACCAGGTCCTCATTGTTGGATGCGAGCGCGGCATGGCACTTATTACGGGCTATTCAGGCACTACTTTCGCAATGAAAGACCTCACTCGTGAATACGGGCTTGCATCCAACCGTAGCTGGATCCAGTTACAAAATGATCTTTTGTTTTGGTCTACTGATGGATTGCGCCGTTTTTCCCAACTCGTCACCAATGCGAATCTTATCAACGCGTCGTTAACTTTTAACCTTCAAGATTTGGTTAACCGGGTGAACACCTCGAAACTTGAAAAGATATTTGCAGTGCACCATCCAGCGACTCAAGAAGTTCAGTTTTGGTTGCCAATCGATAGCGACACGAACCCAAAAAACGCTGTCATTATGAACTACAACACGCGGGACCCATCATCAGATAGTTATGAACAACTAAACCCAGTGTTCAGCACCAAAGATGGTATTAGCACACTCTCTGCCGGCATCGAGTATTCAAACACGATGTATTGCGGAACCACGGACGGATATCTCCAAACACACTATTCTGGCGACACCTATGATGGAACGACAATAGCTTGGGACTTTATGACACCGTTGATAAGTGCTAACAGTCCTGCACAGAATGCCAGCTCACGAAAGTTTGTAATTATCACCGACGGGCCCGCTCAACAGTTCACAGCAAGAGCCTATACAGTTGACACTCTATCTGGTGGCAATACAGAGTTTAAGGTGCGCGACTCCCGCTCGCTTAGCGTCGCGACAAGTAGTATAACTAAGATTGGTACTTGGGCTAGTGGCACGACGACCAATTACCCACATCTGATAGATTTCAGCTCAAAGGGCTCGGGTAGGTACTGGGCTTTGCGACTAACCGGAAGTAGCAGCGGTGACCACATATCCCTCGTGGGTGTGCAGTCAATTCTCACCGTTGGAGGTTGGAAGCAATGAGTTTAGGTCTACCGCAGCCCGTTTACACGCAGGCGCAATTGCCAAACCGATCAATGGGGACTCTTTCGCAGAGCACACCGACACTTATTGGACAGGCTCTCGGGAAGGTTCCAGATTACGCAGCTGTTATGATTCAAGTCAATGGCGCTTGTGCTGTCACCTTATACCTGTGGTCGCCCGCTAGCGGAGGCTGGGTTCTTCCTTCAAGCGCTAGCGCCTCCTATCAAAAAACATTTGCGGCCGCTGGGATGGATTACTTTACAGCACCACCAGGAGCGCTGTTTTTTATAAAGAGCGACACCGGAAGTATTACCGGTTACACCGACGCACCTGCTGCATCATAAGGACCTGGGCTATGAAACGTATCCTTTCAGCACTCATACTCTCATTTCTGGTTATGGTGCCATCGTTTGCACAAGGTCCAGGAACGCCGGGTATTGGTTGGCATGTTGGCGGCGACGTTGTGACCAATGATATGCCGTTCATTACAATCTCAAATCAAACTGGCATGTCTAACGAACGGGCTCTATCCACACATGCCTCATTTCCAGAGCTTGTACTCAACGACAAAGGAGCAAACAGCTCGCTTGAACTGCAATGGTCAGGACAATTGCCAATCGCGCGAGGAGGGACTGGAGCTGCTACACAGCAAGCAGCAGTGAACGCGATTCTCAATTTTTCCTCTATTGCATCAGGGGACACCATCTACTACAACGGAACAAATTGGGTGCGTCTTGCCAAAGGATCGGACGGTCAAGTACTGACGTTGGCCAGCGGTTTGCCGTCGTGGTCAGGCTCTACAGCTGGCGCTCCGGACAATGCGACCTACCTGACTCTTACCACAAACGGCAGCCTGACTAGTGAACGAACGATAGCTTTCGGGTCAGGACTGACTGGTACTGATGGCGGTGCGGGCTCCACATACACGATTGCGCCAGATTTAGCAGTACTGGCGGATCTTTCGACCTCCCAATCACTCACAAATAAGATATTGGTCAATCCGACTCTAAACGACCAAGTGACAGTTGAAAAGGGAGCACAGGATGTCGTGCTTACATTTGCCGCTCCAGCCACATCAACACGTACTATCAATTTTCCAGACCCAGGCGCAAACGGTGACGTGGTCTATACAGTGAGTGCACAGACAATCACTGGTATTAAAACCTTGACCAACCCTGTGTTCAATGATCGGTTCACCTTTGAAAAAGGTGCACAAGATCTTGTTATTACGGCCGCTGCGCCAGCAACCTCATCACGGACTATCAACTTCCCAGATCCTGGTGCTAACGGTGATGTAGTTTATACGGTTAGCGCACAAACACTAGGTGGGATTAAGACATTCACCTCACAACCCGTTTTCCCCTCAACGGGCTTCAAAATATCGACAGCTAATGCTTATACAATCGCAGGAACGAATCCCTCTGCTGCTAGGGCTTATAACCTCTATGACGCTGGCGGTGATCACGACATTGCTATAAAGTCTGGCACTCCAACAAGTGGCGGTGTAGCGTACGGTGACGGAAACAAAATCTTATTCTCAGCGGGCGGATCTGATGGACAATGGCTAAAACGTGTTTCTGGGGCACCTACGTGGACTGCATTGCCAGGAGCATTTGGTGGAGATGCAAGCGATGGGGCTATCACGATCTCTGGTGCTACGACGTATAGCGGGCCAATTCAGAAAAACACTAGCTCATTCACTGTTGATAGCTCGAAAACGTTAACCCTGGATACTGCCTCGCCATTAATCATAAATGCTACTGGTGCAATCACTATCAATGGAACTATTACTTCTTCTGGATGTGGTGGTGCAGGCGGTGCGGGGGGAGTAAATCCGTCAGGTAGCTTTGCTGCCACAGGTAAAAATGGCGCAGGTCCTGGAGGTGGAAGCTCTCCGAATATCGGTGCGCTGGCGGGCGGCGGGGGCGGAGCCTCCGGAGGCGACGGTGGTCGTGGTGGTGGCACAGCTAGTAGCACCTTGCAGGGAGCAGCAGGTAGTTCCTATTGGGCTTGGCGTGGTGGTGGTTCAGGTGGAGGGGCTGGTAATGGGAGTACTTCCGCAACCTTAGGTGCTGGCGGTGCGGGCGGTGCTTGTATTATGTTGGTTGCGGTAGGGGCTATCACTGTTAGCTCCACTGGTGCTATCACGAGCAATGGTGCAAATGGCGGAAATGCCTCTGGTACTGCTTGTGGAGGAGGAGGCGGTGGTGGCGGTATGGTATGGCTTATCTCACAAACATCGGTTACGTGCCAAGCGTCCTCTGTTATAACAGCAACTGGCGGAAACGGGGGAAATGACTCGGGAACGGGTGGTGGCGGTGGCGGTGGTGGCGGTGGTCGACGCGTAGCCTGGTCACCAAGCAACACTCTTAGCGGTACAACAACCTTAACTGCTGGCTCGGGAGGTAGCGGAGATGGTAATGGCGAATCAGGCGGGGCGGGTGTCGCAACATCCATTACCGGTACACCAAACCTTCCCCTTCTTGCGTGGGTTGAACAAAAAGATGGACAAGAATATATAACGACTGTCGAGAAGATCGAACGAGTAAAAGGTAACAAGGAAGTAATGATGCATCAGAGGGCGCTAGCTAATGCTTTTGCAAAAGGAAATATTGATCAATATGCAAAAGCGATGACTCCTGGCTTTGATGCTGAAACAACCTGTATCAATATGTTCGATGTGGTTGATGAGGTACTAAAGCATGTTTCCTGAGATGTGTGTAGTTGGATTTCTATGGCTTGTTATTCATCCGAATGGCACGCGCGAGGAATGGCGTCAAAGTAAGAAGCCTGAGGTATCGCAGATACCCACAGGAAGTCAAATCCTCGAATGGGATCCCCAGTCTGGCGAGTCTAAGGATCCAAATATGTATGTTCGAGGAATCGGAGATCGCGCAGTCTACCAACCCCCCCCTGCACCACCAACACCATCGGATGAAGAAAAAGCGGTAGCTGAAGTAATACAAATGCTTGAAGAGAAGGCGGGAGATCCTTCCTTATCCGACGAAGGATACATCAAGCTTTTCCGCATTTCGCGTATTCGCGACAAAGCGAAACTAAAGCAGGAATTAGACGCAGTGAAGGAGAACAAGTGATGATTATCAACAAGCTTCTGGGTGGTTTCATAAAAGGCGCAAAAGTTGCGGGTCAGGCTAAAAAAGCCTTTGATGAAGTCAGCGCAAAAATCGAAGCCTTCAACGATGACCTGGCGGATGAAAACAAGATAGCCGAGAAGGACGAAATCTTGACAGAATTGCAAGCACTAAAAGAGGATATACCACCAACGGTGAAACAGATAATCGCTTGCATCAAGCCACTGGCTTTTCGTATCAAGCACGTAGCTGTGAAAGCATGGGCATTAGCTGTCCACGTCTACAACGCACATGCAGGTGACCAGAAGGAAGCAAAGGAGTAGCTCGATGGAAGTTGTGATGGATGCGTCGAAAGTGGCCGCGTTTCTCTTGATAGCACCATGCGCGGTGTGGGCCGTCCGTGAAATATGGACAGTCGTCCGGAACGGAATGGGCGGATGAACAAGTTTGAAGCCGATCTTGATGTTGCGATTGACGATGCACTCAGTCGCGGCGTGCCCTACGCGGATATTGTGCGCGCGGCTTCGAAGCGTTTCCCAAGACTTATCATGGACATCGAACAACAGCGGAATGAGATCTGGCAAAAATGGTGGGTCACAATTATTTGCTCCCTTACTCCGGCCTTCATTTATGCAATCAAAGCAGACGCCATAAAACGCAACTACAAACTGCCCGATGATGAGTACTTTAATTGGGTTTGTATCGTTGCGTTTCTTGCGATTGTCGCATCACACTTCAAGACTGTCTTCGAGGTGCTCACGTTCCTTCGTGACTGGTGGAGGGACTTGCAATGCCAGAAGTAGATCGTTGGTCAGAGGTGCGCAAAATCGCAGCCGAAGTGGTCAAACATTTCGAGGGGTGTCACCTGACCTCATACGTTCTTGAGGATGAGTCTTGGGCCACGCTCGGTTGGGGAGAAGCCATTCCGTTGACCCAGCACCCAAAGACGATCTCACAAGCAGAGGCTGACTCGCGTTTCAACAAAGTACTGCTCCGAAAAGAGACACAACTACGCAACGAGATACCGGCTGCGGTGCTCGACCAACTGACAGTATCCCAGTTAGCCGGACTACTCTCTTGGCGATACAACGTAAAAGACTCCGCGTGGCTCGATGTTCGTTGTAATACTCGCAAAGCTCTCGTTCGTGGAAATATGCGCCAGTTTGTTATGTGGCACGGCAAATGGGTCCACGGTAACGGTGGCAAAAAACTAAATGGTCTCAGACGTCGTCGACATATTGAGCGCGACCTCGTTGAAGGCAAGACTCTCTCCGATATTAAGAAAGCCAATTGGCACATACCGCTTTATAAATAAGCGAAGGGCTGGGTAATTAATCCAGCCCTTCTGCATGATGTTCAGGTAAAACTAGTGAGATGAGAATACGCCCTCAACGGCTTCTCTAACGTGTGCTGGCGGAAGCTGCATGTAGATCGCTGAACTCCGGAGGTCGCGCTGTCCAAGCGCTTTACTTACAGTGAGCTGGACATTACCTTTGCTCTTGATAGCTAGATGGCTTGCAAATGTGCGACGCAAGTCGTGTATGCGAACGTTTTGCACGTTGGCGCATTTTGCAATGCGCTGAAAGCTTTTTTGAGGGAATGACATGTGACCGCTAGACGCATTTTTACTTGGGAATACCCACTCAGATTCGCGCGGACGCTTACGCAAGACCTCCAGTGCCATTTGTGAGAGGTGAATATACTGTGTCTCACCATTCTTGTAGTGCTTCCCGTCGATGCGCCAGTAGGCAAGCTCCCAGTTTATGTCGGACCACTTCAAGGCAAGAACGTTGGACTTGCGAGCTCCAGTAAACAAGCATATTTTGATGAAGTCCCGCATATTTGGACTCGCTTTTTCGACCTCTGCCATGAAGCGATCATATTCTGATCCATATAGAAAGCGATCCCTACTTTCTAATTTGTAAGTTTTGATTTGCTTAACCGGACTTGTCTCCAGACTTAATATTTTGTTTTGCAAACCCCAATTAATAGCGGCTTGAAGGACGATAAAGGCTCTGTTGGCAGTGTGCTTCCCGCTTGTTTCTCCGATGGAGTAAAGCCACTCTTGAACGTCTGTTTGTTCGATGAGCCGAATTATTTTTGACTCCCAATACTTCTGAATGTGTCTTGTGTAATAGTCCAACGTGTTTTTCCAAGATTTCTGCTCTCGCTTAGCGATTTTGGAATACTTCTCCCACAATTGCCCCAGCGTCATCGACTCCATAGCGATGCGGGGTTTCTCTCCTCGAGCAAGTGAAGCCATCGCCTCTGCAACAGCCCCCCGAGCGTCATCAAGGCGGAGAGCTGGGTACTGCCCGAGCATGGTGCGGTAACTAACACCTTTATGCTGCTTTATCCAATAGAAGCTTTTGCCTTTTAAATTAACGACTAAACAAAGTCCAGGTTGTTTCAGGTCAAAGTAGTATTCCTTACCTTTCTCAGGAAAAGGCAGAGAGTCGATTTTGTCAGCACGTAAAACCAATTTTGGCAT